TCCTTGACACCTTTTACCTCAAACTTTGTGCCCAAGCGTTCTTTAAGCTCATTCCACCGCTTCACTCGCGGTTTATGAGCACGCTCGCACATTGCAATGGTATCTTTCCAGTATTTGATCTTATCCAGTTCCACTTACGCAAACTCCCCAAACTTCGGTTGGCCCAACTTTGCTATCTGTGACTTTATGAACTCCGGTGAATCGTATGCCGTGCTTGCCTGTCGTCGCGGCACTGTGCCCCTGTGCATATCGTCCAACATTCTGCCAAACAAACTGAGCACATCTACCTGGTCATCGTGTGTGCCTGAAGGAAAGCGCAGCGTTTCGTGTATCAAATCAGTAGTCCAGTGCGCATCTCTTGGGAAGAACACCTTGCCCATTGCCATACGGCCCCTAAAGCTCTGTGCTCGCGTTGCCTTATCCCTGCTCGATACAAGTGGCTTTCTCACCACATACACTTTACGCTCACGCATACGCTTATCGAGGAATGGGCCCACACCTTTAATGATCTGCCCTTGTTCCTCTATCCAAATAAGGGGCCGGTGCTTGGCCATCATATCAATGGCAACCTCTACCCACGTCAAGCTGTCCGTCTGTTCTCGCCACCAATCCAGCACATACATATTGTCATCAGGATCTATCCCGATAACTCCGTGGACGGTATAATCACCACCATTGGCGGTTACTGCGTAATCTGAGGCACCGTATATTCTTAAATGCTTTGGTATCTCATCGTAATACTTTACCCACTCACGCTTGAAGTAATCACCTTCGTCTGGCGTGGGTTGTTGTTGGTAAAGGGCTGACCACTCTCTGGGGCCAATAGTAGAACGTATCTGCTCTAACGCCTCAAGGTTGTACCACTCAGGCCACAACGGTTTATCTTGATCTATCGCTTTGAGCGTTACAACTTCCCACTGATCGCCTTCGTGCTCCAACAGTCTGCCGGCTAAATCGTCATCGTGCCACCGTGTCATCACCAAAACAACAGCACCATTCGGCATTAGTCGTGTAAACGCTGTCGATCGGTACCAATCCCACACCTTGTCACGGTACACTTCACTGTCGGCATCTTCTCTATTCTTTACCGGGTCATCTATCACCAAAAGGTGTGCACCGCGTCCTGTTATTGCTCCACCAACACCGGCTGCTACGTATGAACCGCCCTCGCTGGTATTCCATCTATGCTTTGCCGTGCTATCCGGTGCCAAGCTGACGCCAAAAGTCTCTTTAAACTCTGGGTCTGATACCAGGTTGCGCACTTCACGGCCAAAGTGTGCAGCCAACTCTTGCGCATAGCTTGCACATATAATCTCTTTATCTGGATAATTGCCAATGAACCACGCAGGAAACTGTATGCTCGTCAGTTGTGACTTGCCGTGGCGTGGTGGCATAAACACCATCAATCGCTTGCACTCACCTTTTGCCACCCGTTCCAACTGTTGCGCCAATACCCTATGATGTGCAGCCACTTGATACCGGGGCATTGCTTGTAGCGTATAGTCAATTAGTGATATTTCATTGTACTGCTTCTTGGCTGCCTGCGCTGACGGCATCTGTTGGCGAACCGCCTGCGAGAAGGCCGAGAGCTCTGGTTGTCTTATCGTCAAGCACTTCGGCCAATCGTGCAATGTTGCCAGCGTCCTGTCTTTTAAGCCATTCATCGTCATCCAATAGTTTAGCTATCTTGTGCTGTGCCCTGATTCGCTCGGCCTGCAGCTCCCACAATGCACCAGATATATCTTGCACCAATTTCTCTATGCTATCTTTAGGTGTGGCATTTTCTGGCAATTTCTTCGCCCACTTCTCTACTGTGGTATGAGATACACCGTGCTTTTCGGCTGTTGCTCGTATTGTGTTGCCTGCCAATAAATACGCCAAGCACTCGACAACTTTATGTTGTGCATACGCCATATCTCACCAAAACAAAAAAAGGCCCACCAGAGCTTTTAACTCTGATGGGCCTGTCTCCACGGACGGAGAGAGAAAACTTATGTGGGCCTGTGCTACTTCATATTTGAATAGTCGTGTATTCTTTGCAGCGTCGGCATCTGATTCTGAGCTTGGAGCCGTGTGTGGCCTGTGCAATTACTGTGCGACAAGACGAACACTGAACCTTTACCCACTCATTTACTGGCGTGTGGGTATTCTCTCTTATAAAATGGGCAATTTTGTGCGAATTGTCAACAGTGTTTTTTTGCACGCTTGTTTTCCTTATTTGGGTGCCAGTGTGTCACCTTTGCTTTTATCCATACCACCGTCTATGTGTCATCATCAACACCATACGTTTTTCTATGCACTTTCTCCATTTCCTCACGCAACCGCGCCACCTCTGCCTCAGCTTTTGCCAATGCCTTGCTCAGATTGTTCCAGTCTCTGCCACTTGCGCGGTCCTGTTTTAACTGTTCCAACTCTGCCTCTGCGCTTATTCTTGCTGTGCGCTCCGATTTAAAATGTCGCGCCCAATCATTGGACGATTTTTTGTATTCATCACGCTCTGCCTCTGCTTTCTCGTATCTTGCTCGCGCCATAGCTAATCTACCGTGACGATCGCTCGCTCTGCCCTGAAAATTGTCCACTTTAGAATCCAACACATCAATGCGCTCACACACTTCAACCATATCTTGCTCATCGTTCTCTAATCTACGCTCAAGTTCTCGTATCCGTATCTCAAGTTCAATCTTCGTTGCCATAGTTGCCTCCCGTTTTATCCTTGCTCATCGTTGCCCCTCTCATAGTGTGCGCCTGTAAGCTGAGTGGCCTACACGCTCACCTCTCGTTATGCGCTGTGCGCCCTGTTACCACGCACCCATTCAGGCAATACGGGTGGCCTTTCGGGTCATCAGTTTTTAAGTAACTACCACATTGTAGGCATTTCGATTGCTCAGTTTTCATTATACCCCCCCATCATCGCCCCCCTAATCTCTTTTAATATTTCCTCTGGGGCTGGCGGATCGGCAATTGTTCCATCTTCCATTTCATCACAGTACAATAATTCCCTAAACCCGTCACGGCAAAACGATTTGGGGTCAAATATATCATTATTCTGGATATGTTCATCGGGTATGCCGAACATATCCAGAATTAAATCTTGTAACTTTTCGCAACCCGATTCCAATCCATCTAAATTAGCACCAATGACTAACAACTCCATATGAAACCGATGTATATCGAAATACACACGAATCAACGAAAGTAAATCTTTATCGTTTTTCATCCACTCACCCTCTCGCGTTAATGTCGCTCTCAAGATGTTCGATGCGTTCATCTACCCAATCGCGCAATCTCAGCAGTCCTGCCAATATATCGTCAGACGGGTTGCTCTCGTCGGCACAGTATTTTGTGAGTATGTGTATGATCTCTATCACTTAGCCTCCAGCATTCTATTCACTGCCTCCAACAACCCAACCTCTGTGCCAAAGTTCTCTTCAAAGGCTTCTTTGCCAGCGTGAAAAGCGACACCGTGACCGCCTGTTTGGTGGTGTGGTGGACATAGGCCAATCACATTGTAATTGCTATTGCGTTGACCCATTCCCATTCCGTGGCGTATGTGGTGAATGTGGCAGGGGCTGAATACGTTCAGGTGTATTCGGCACACAATACATCCAATATTTGCAACGCGGTTTAGGTGTGATTGCTCGGCCTTTGTCATCCAAAATGCCTTCGCAACACTACCAAAGTTTTACAACACGCCTGCGCACGTTCTTTGCGATAGCCTTTGTCAAACAACGATTGTTCCCACTTATCAGAAGGTGCCACAGTTGTCACCTCTGGCAATGACTTTGCAGCACTCAAAATCTGGTGGGCATCCTCATACGTCACGCCCATTTTGCGTGCATACATTTTTACGGGCCACTTGACCAAGCCTCTATCAATCGCCTCGCTGGGCTTCTTTGTTACTGTGGGCACTGCTGTTCCAAATAGGTGTCGCATATTAGCTCCTTGACCAATTCCAAGACATAATCAAAATCGGTGGCTTATTGACTTGGTGTTGTACCACCATCACGCGCTCATACCGGCCACTGCTGATGTACTGGTTCCCCACCTCTTCGCATAGGTAGTTCTCGTCTTTATCTTCACATATCCACCGAGCTTTATCGTTGGCGTTTTTTCTCACGTATAAGCTAAACACTAAAACAACTCCCCTTGTGCCTGTTTGTGTTTGCGCGCCCGGTCTGCGTAACCTTGACGTATCTTATCTTTCAACCACTGGGGTTTTTCGCGTTCCTTCTTCGCATTGATCGGCTCTACACCGGCAATAGTCTCTTGCACCAATACGGCACGCCTGCGCGGTGTCGGTGTGGCCTGTGCTATGCCACCAAGACCAGCACCCAGGTTCACCGCATCCATTATGCTCATCTCGCGCACTTTGGCGCCACACGGC